GAGTAAAAAAATATCATACGCAACAAGAGATTTTGCGGGTTTAAGGGAAGAGTTAGTAAATCTAACAACACAATATTATCCTGACTTGGTTAAGAATACCAACGACGCATCAATATTTTCAGTATTGTTAGATTTAAATGCTGCGGTTGCAGATAACTTACACTTTCATATAGATAGAGTTTGGCAAGAAACAATGTTAGATTTTGCTCAACAAAGACAATCGTTATTTCATATTGCAAAAACTTATGGTATGAAAATACCATGCAAAAGACCTTCAGTTGCGTTATGTGATTTCTCAATAAATGTACCAGTTAGAGGTGATAAAGAAGATGATAGGTATTTGGGAATTATGAGAGCAGGAACACAAGTATCAGGAGGAGGACAAATTTTTGAAACCGTAGAAGATGTAGATTTTTCAGACCCATTTAATAGTAAGGGCGAACCAAATAGATTAAAAATACCAAATTTCAATGCAAATAATTCATTGGTATCATATACAATTACAAAAAGAGAAGCGGTAGTTAATGGGGTTACAAGAATCTATAGAAGAGTGATTACTTCATTAGACCAAAAACCATTTTTAAAATTATATTTACCTGAACAAGATGTATTAGGTATTAGTAGTATTATACATAAAGATGGTACTAACTTTGGTGCCAATCCCACCTCAAATGAATTTAGTGATTTAACAAATAAATGGTATGAAGTTAAAAGTTTGGTACAAGATAAAGTTTTTGTTCCAGACCCAACCGCAGTATCAGATAAAAATAATTTTAAAGCGGGAACCAATAAAATCGTCACAAATAAATTTGTAACTGAATATACACCAGAAGGATATTTTTCAGTTACATTTGGTTCAGGCAATGTCGACCCATTAGATAATTTAGACAGTTATATGAATGGTACAATGAAAGTTAATCTTTCAACTTACCTTAATAATATGTCATTGGGAGCAATACCAAAATCAAGTACAACCTTATTCATAAAATACAGAGTTGGTGGAGGAAAAGATTCCAATTTAGGTGTGAATGTTATCACAAGTATTGATAACATGGAATTAGATATCAACGGACCTCAATCTACAATTAATACACAAGTAACTCAATCTATGAGGGTTACAAATGTGACACCAGCTGTCGGCGGTGCAGATCAACCGACAATTGAAGAATTAAGAAACATGATTTCATATAATTTTGCAGCACAAAATAGGGCGGTTACTTTAAATGACTATAAATCAATAATTGAGGTGATGCCAGCAACATTTGGGGCACCAGCAAAAGTGAACGTCGTTGAAGAAGACAATAAGGTAAAAATTAAAATTTTATCCTATGACGATAATGGTAATTTATCTGACACAGTTTCAAATACATTAAAAAGTAATATTATAGAATATCTTTCTGAATATAGAATGATAAATGACTATATTGACATTGCAAGTGGGGAGGTTATCGACTTATCATTGGAAATGGATATTGTCATCGATAAAAATGAAAACCCAACAGATGTCGTTAAAACAGCAATTAATGATACCACAGATTTCTTTGACATTTCTAAAAGAAAAATGGGTGACCCATTATTCATTGGAGATTTAATTAAACATATTGGTCAAATATCAGGTGTGGTAAACGTGGTGGATATTAGAGTTTATAATAAGATTGGTGGTTTATATTCATCATCAGAAACTGCAATGGCGTACAAAGACACTTTAACCAAGGAAATATTACAGTCAGATATGACCATTTTTATGAAGTCAAATCAAATATTCCAAATAAGGTTCCCTAATACTGATATTAGAGTTAGAACCAAAACATTAGGAACGACTACATATTAAAATGTTTTTTGTTTATAATAGTAGAAAATCTCCTTTTTTCTATTTATTAAAAGAATGATACAGAAGCATAGAATATCCACAAACATTGGGAAGGACCAAATAGTCAATCTTGAATTAAAACAAGATTTTGATTTTTTGGAAGTTCTATCATTAAGATTCACTCAAAAGGATGTTTATTCATCTATGTGTTCGGATTATGGCGTCGTATGTGGTCGTATTTCAGTTAATAATGGTTTAGGCGTACCAAATGCCAGAGTATCGTTATTTGTTCCACAATTAGAAATTCATTCAAACGACCCAGTTATATCTGCGTTATATCCCTATACTGAAATCGGGGATAAAGATAGTAACAATTATAGATACAATTTATTACCATCAAGAAAACAACATGGTGGACATGAACCCACCGGTACATTCTTTGACCAAGAAGATATTTTAACAAGAGAAGAAATTTTGGAGGTGTATGAAACTTATTATTCATATACAGTTAAAACAAATAGTTCGGGTGATTTTATGATTTGGGGAGTTCCGTTAGGACAACAAACAATTCACGTTGATGTTGATTTATCCGATATTGGTTGTTTCTCTTTAAGACCTTATGATTTCATGAGACAAGGTGATGGAGTGGATAAATTTAAAAACAAATACACATTTAAATCATCTGAAGATTTAAGTACGTTACCACAAATTGTTTCATTTGATAAAACAATTGAAGTTTATCCTTTTTGGGGCAATGATGATTTTTGTGAAATTGGTTTAACAAGAACTGATTTTGATTTATCAGAGAAAGGAATTAATATAACACCAACAGCATTTATTATTGGTGGAATATACGGTGATAACGGTAAAAGTGCGGTTAATAAAAACTGTAGACCCAAAAAGAAAATGGGTAGAAAATGTGATTTGGTTGCTAAATCTGGAAAGATTGAAGCAATTAGATTTACTTCAAAAAAAGATGTAAATAATAGACCAATATTAGAAGAGGTTAATTTAGAAGAAGATATACCCGACGACGGTGGATTTGTATTTCCAATTGAAATGAATATGGACTATGTCTATACGAATGAGTTTGGAGAAAATGAAATTACTAATGACCCAAATAAAGGTGTACCGACTTCAGCGTGTTATCGTTTTAGAATAAACATGAACGATAATGATTTAAGTAGAGCAAGAGTTAATGCCGATTACTTAATTCCAAATATTAGAGAATATACAAGTCCATCAACCGAAGTTGATAAATCATATTATTTTGGAACACAATGGAGTGGATATCCAACAAATGCCGTTAGTACCAATTCTGACTATGGAATTTTATATAGCGAAGTGGGTGAATATTACCCAAGAGATTATTTTTATAGATTTAATTATAATAAAGTTTATACAGTTTCATCATTTCATAGTAACTACCAAGTAGGTGGAAATTTTGCAAATATAAATGAATTACATCCATCGGAAGAAGAAGATTGTGGGGATAAATTAACACCACCATCAAATTTTGGATTTAGAAATTATACGTTTACATTATTGATTGCTGATTTTTTATTAGTACTTGATTATGTTATTAAATTTTTAACATTACAATTTTTAAATTTTGCAACATTTATTTTTAGTTGGATTGCTGAGGCCGTAATAAGTGTTGGAGGATCAGGATATCGTTTTTTAAGAGAAAATGTAACAGAATTTCAAATCAACAATCAAACTGCATTAAGTTTAATAAATTATCCTGAATGTGTTGAATGTTCAGATGAAAATAACATTATTGGTGGAGGTCAAACAGGATTTACGTTTGATTATTTTAATGGTGGATGCAGTTTATATGATACAGTTTATGACGAATCATTAGCAACTGGTTATTTTATTCTAAAGACAGGTAATACAAATACGTTTACTGGTTGTGGAAGTAATTCTGCATTTTTACCGGCAAATTATCATAGGGAATATGTTACAACATTAGCGGGATTAACGGGATATACTTTACTATCTACTGCAATATACGGTGGACATAGACAAGGTGTTCCATTAACTGATTATAGAAATTCATACAATAATGGTGATTACCCAACCGACATTAGAAATTTTAGTTGTGGGCGTTACACTTACAATGGTGGTTTTGTAACTCAAAGTGCAAGAAGTGAATTTTATAATGGGGTTTTTTATATCGTTCCAGGGACTCAAACACCTATTAGATTAACTAAAGTTATTAACGAATATTATAGAAGAAAAAGAGTAGGAAAAATGTTCTGCGGAGGAATTGTTAATTATGCATTTTTAGATAATTGGTTATCCGGTTCATTATATTTCACCCAATTCAAAGCTAAAAGAATAATTACAGCAATTAATCGTAATAATCAAAATTTAGCAAATTATTGTAGAAATATTGCACGACTAGTGGTGGGACAAAAGAGGTTGTATTATCGTTCATCACCAACATCTAACGGAACAACATTTACACCTGATAATTTAAACAAACCAACAACATTTGTTGACTTAGGTCCAAGAGATGAATTTATTAAAGAAATATGTATTGACCCAAAATTAGACCCAAACTGTTCAGTATCACGTTCAATTGGTGCAACATCATACCAAGATTTAGGTGAATTATTGGGGTTAGCCATTAACTATAGAATGGATATTGCAAATGCAAGTGGTAACTTAGATATGTTTTTTGACAATAATGGATTTACATTTGCACCAAATGTTTTAGATGGAGATATTTTACAATTACTTTCAATTAATAATGAAACTGGAATTGAAGAGTTTGATTTACAAAATCCAAAATATCTTGGATACGATTTTAATGTTTTAGACCCTGAAGAACATCCACAAGTTTTTAAAAATGGCAACGCAAATTATGGTCCACTACCTCTTACATTTGAATTATCAGATAGTGGATCATTAGTTAGGTCTTGTCTAAATGAACCTGGTAGATTAACTGAGTCATCACAAAAGGTACCGTTCTATTTATGGGATAAAAAAGGTACAGGATTTGGACCATACAATAGCGATAAAAATAACCAATCGTGGGATTATAGTGAAGTTCAATCCCAACCACTACAAGGTATGACATATGGTTATAATTTAACAGGTGACCCATCGGATCCATATCTCTTAT